CTGAAGCAGGTCCTTCGACGCGCCACGGGCCTTCAGTGACCGGGTCAGGCCCACGAAGCCGCTCGCGGTCTTCTGCTGGCCGCTCATCTGGGAAATGAGACCGCCGATATCGGTGGCTGACGTCCCGCTGATGCTCAGGAAGTCCTTGATGGTGGAGGCCTGGTCGCTCGCGTACTGGTTGGCCGCGGCAATGGTCTTCTGCACACTGGCCCGCTTGTCGGCGAGCTTCTCCAGCCGACCGCCCTTCTTCTGCATGCTGGCGGCGGTGCGGTTGTAGCCCGCGTTCAGCAGCTTCGTCGCCAGGCTCTTGATCGCCGATGCGATAGCCGACGAGGTGCCCGTGCTCAGGGTCTTGAGCAGGCCGGTGGCGATCGTGTTGGCGATCGACGTCTTCGCCGACCGCTGCGCGTTCTTCAGCGCGATGTTCGCCGCCTGCAGCTCCTTCTGCGCCGCCCGGAGCCGGGTCTCCGCCGCCTGGACGCCCTTGTGTCGCCGCTTGGCGCGCGCCACATCGTCCTTCGCGTCTTGGACGCGCTGGTGGTCGCGCCGCACCCGGTCCGCCGCGTTGGTGATGGTGCCCGAGGCGTAACCGGGCAGCTTGATGTTGTTGGCCTTGGCGAACGCCATCGACTGCGGGTTGGACATCACGTCCTCGCCGCCCTTGAAATTGACCAGCTCAGGACCCTTTTCGCCGACCCAGGCCAGGCCCCTGGCCGCGCCGCCCGTGCCTTGGGCGTACCAGTGCGGAGAGCGGGCGAGCCACTGCGAGTAGGCGTTCAGCGGATTGCCGTACACGGACTTGATGTACGACAGACCCCACTTGATCTGCGTGGACGCGTTCGTCTTCCAGTCCGAGCCAGCCGAGCCCATCTTGCTCGCGGGCAACGACTGCGGGATGCCATACGCGCCCGACGACTTGTTCAGGGCCCGCTCGTTCCAGCCGGACTCCCCATTCCACAGGTTCTTCAGGGCAGCCCACTGCGGGCCGGACCAGCCCCGGGCTGCGGCCAGAGCCTCGCCGATCTTCTGGTTGGCCGACGAGCCGCCGCCGCTGCCACCCAGACCAAGGAGACCGAGAACGTCACCCCCGAGGCCGCCGAGAGCCTTCAGGGCCTTGCCGGGCAGCTTAGTGATGCTGACGAGGCCCTTCTTGACGATCGAACCGAGCGCCTTGGGCAGAGAACCGAAGATCTTCTTCGCGATGGCCGATCCGTTCGTCTTCGCCATGCCCTTGACGAGACCGGACACCAGATGACCGCCGATCCCCATGAATACGCGGGAAGGGCTGCGGATGCCGAAGAAGTGCTTCACTGCATTGACGACGGGATCGACGATGGTCTTCTTGATCCAAGAGCCGATGCCCTTCATCGTCCCGATGATCCCGCTCTTGAAGCCTGAGATCAGCGAGCCGCCCTTGCTCACGAGCCAGCTGCCCGCCTTGGTGAAGCGGCCCAGGACCGGACTGACGATGTGCGAAGTCGTCCAGCTCCCGATCACCTTGGCCCCGGCGCTGACGCCCGACTTGAAGCCGGACACCAGCGCACTGCCCTTGCCGATCAGCCACCTTCCGGATCTGGCCATCCAGTTGGCGACGGGCACCAAGATGCGGTCGAACACCCAGCCCCCGATCGCCTTCGCGCCAGCACTCACGCCGCCCCTGAAACCGGAGACGAGCGCACGCCCCTTGGACAGCAGCCACGACCCGGCACGCGAGAAGGCGCCAACAACCGGGTCGATGACCCACTTCTTGGCGAAGCCGCCAATGCTCCGGCCGCCCCGGGCGATACCGCCGCCGAAGCCCCGCGCGACGTCGGCACCCTTGCGGATCAGCCAGCCGCCAGCCTTGACGAAAGGCTTCACAACAAGGGCGGCGATCTCGCCAACTTTCGCAATGACCCAGCCGGCTCCATCACGGATGCCGTTGCCCAGGGAGTGGATGGCGGCCTTGCCCTTGTCCATCAGCTTTATGCCCCACACGCCGATGCGCGTGGTGAGCAGCCCGCTTTCGCGTTCGACGACGCTTGCGGCCTCAGGGAAGACCTTGGCGAGCCCCCTCCACAGGTTCGTACCGAAGAACTTCACGGCCTTGCCGAAGGCCTTCTCGATCCAGCCGCCGAGCTTCCCGACGCCCTTGAGTAGCGGCTCGAAGACCTTCAGGAACGGGATGTGCTCGAAGACCTTGCCGAGTACTCCGGCGACGCGGCCGATCGGGATGACCGAGAGGACCGCGAGGATCGTGTCGAGCCAGTGCTTCTTCCAGAAGTCCAGGCTGAACAGCGGGTCGAACACCGACTTGATGAAGCCGATCGCGAGCGGAATCGCGGACGCCCCGAAGCCCTTGCCGATCTCGACGAAGTCCAGGCCCGCGAAGACCTTCGCGATCTTCTTGGTGAAGTCGGCGGTGTGCTTCCCGACCCAGCCGATCGCGTCTCCGAGGCCCTTGCCGAGGATCGAGCCCAGGTGGCCCCAGTCGATGTCCTTGAAGCCGCCAGAGATGGCCCGGCGAATCGTCTCGCCGATCTTCTGAGCAGCACTCTTGGGGGGCGCCGCCTTCGGCGAAACGAGCGAGGCCACCAGACCCGACCCACCGTGCGGCATCGGCGCCAGGGCGGGTCCCAGCGAACCGGCGGTGGGTGCCACCTGACCTACGCCGAAGTGCGGCATCGGCGCCAGTGCAGGGCCCTTCACCTTCGCGGCCGTGTTACCAGAGCCCAGGTGCGGGGACGTGTCGAACAGGCCGCTGACCAGATCCGATGCAGCGTTCTTAGTTCCGGAGAACCCCTTGAGGAAGTCGGACACCAGCCCCTTGGCCGTGGAGATGCCCTGCTTGATCGGGCCCACCGGAATCAGGTTGCCCATGGTGCGGCCGAAGCGGGCCGCGGCCGGCATGGCGTCCGAGGCGAGGAACTTCACGAACGCGGTGACGGGCGGCAGTACCTTCGTGCCGACGCGGATGCCCATCACTTCGAGGTTGGAGGTGAGCAGGTGCCACTGCGCTTCGGCGGTCTTGCGCTGCATCTTGACCGCGTCGTCGAACTTGCCCGTCGACCGATTGATCTGCTCCTGCTTCTTCTCGAGTACGTCGAGGTTGTTGAGCATGAGCAGGATGCCGCTCGACGAACGGCCGCCACCGAACGCGCGGGACAGCAGCTGGGACTGCTTCGATGCGGACATCCCCGACTTGTCGAGGTGCTCCTTCAACAGTCCGATGGCGCCGATCAAACCCTTGGGGCCGCGCATCGCGTCGGCCAAGTTCAGGCCGGTGAGCCCGATTTTCCCGAGCTGCTTTTCTGCCGCCTTAGACGGGGCGCCGAGCAGCGAGAAGCTCATGCGCAGCCGGGTAGCGGCCGACGCAGAGTCGATACCCTCGTCCGTCATCAGGGCCAAGGCGGCACCGACTTGCTTCATCGACAGGCCGAACGTCTTCGCCGAGGGCAGGATGCCGGTACCGATGGCCGCGTTGAAAGCGTCCATGCTCATGTTGCCCGCGCCGATGATCGCGTTGACCGTGGAGACAGCCTCGTGGAACGAGGTGGCGCCCTTGATGCCGGTACGCCAGGCGCCCGCCAGGGCGTTGGTGGTCTCCTCAAGGTTGGCGTGGCCGACCGCGGCCAGGTCCGCGGACTCCTTCAGCGCCTTCATCGCCGACACGTTGTCCATGCCGACGCTCTTCAGGTGGTACAGCGATTCGGCGAGGTGCTGCGGACCCTGCTGGGTAGACGTGCCCAGCTTCAGCACCTGATCCGACAGGACTTTGACGTCCTTCGCGGTGCCGCCGGCCTGCGTCGAGATCCGAGTCATCTCGGACTGGAACTCGGCTGCCTTCTTCGCCGACTCACCCAGTCCCACCGCGAGCCCGGCAGCCATGACCGCGCCCACCTTGACGGCGGTCTGGCCGAGCTTCGCGAGCGTGCGCTCCGTGCTGCTCGCCGACCGGCCCACCGTGTTGAAGGTGCGGGATGCGCTGTCGTGGGCGATGAGCCGGTAGATGATGCTGGAGCTGCCCACGACGCCTCCCCTCACTCACGGGCGGTCAGGTCACGGCCAGTTGCGGTCACGGGGGTTAGCGGCCTCGTTCTCGGCGGCTTCCCGCTCCTCGTTCTCGATCTGGTAGAAGATCTCCCACTCGGCGAGCTCCCGGGCAGAGACCCGGCGGAGCATCTCGGCTACAGGGCAGCCGAAAACGTCTCGGGCAAGGAGGAAGTAGAACCGCCGCTGTCCGTCGGCGGCTCGGAGTTTCCCTCCATCTCCTTCTTCTCATCCTCGGACAGGCCGGAGAGGCGGGAGGCGATGTCGTACAGCCGGTCGATGACGGCACCGTTCTTCGCGCCGAGCGCGGACGCGTCCTGGTCGGTGAACAGCCGCTCCCCGGACTCGTCAATGAGGCACTTCACGAGGAGCTTGGCCCGCATGCCTTCCTGGACGAGGACAGCTTCCATGCCCTTGCCGTCGAAGGTGGGCCGGAACTGCCGGACCGAACCCTGGAAGGCGTCGAGCTCGTCGCCGGTGAGGCCACGGACGATGACGTCGTCCCCCCACTCCTTGACGAAGACTTTCTCGGTCTGGACGTCTACGGCTCCGAGGATGCCGTCTCGGGACAGGGCCATGGTTCTCCTAGCGGATGTCTCGTGAGATGCCGTCGAGGACGCGGTTGACCGCTTTGCGTGAGGCGGGGCCGAGAGGTCGCACGACGTGGAAGAAGTAGGGCTGTTTCGGCTGGTTGACCCACCGGTCACGGTGGCCGAAGACGGGGTGACGCCAGCGCTTCGTACCCTCGACAGCCTTCGGTAGGCCCTTCATGTGGGTGGGCATTTTGCGGCCGTCGACGCGGATCGCGATGCCCGCCTGCCGGCCGACGGTGCGGACCTCGAGCTTCGTGGCGCGCGACAGATTCCCGCGCAGGCCGGACGCGCTGTAGGCGCGCTTCGACGGGATGGAGCGGATCGAGTTGCGGACCACGGGAACGAGCGGCTTGGCGGCGGCCCGTAGTTCCTTGGCGAACCGCTTCTTGATCTCTTTGTTGTCGATGCCGCGCAGTTCACGGGAGATGCGCCGCAGGTCATTCCCGTGACGCAGCCCCCACTCGCCGGGCATTACGGCACCTCATCCTCGGCGAAGGGCACGAAGATGCGGTGCCTGGCGGCATCCTCGCCATCCGAGATCCTGTGTCCCTCATCGTCGGTGAAGTAGATGGTGGCGTAGACGCCGCCCACCTTGAAGTAGAGCGAGACGAGGAGCTTCGGGTCGAATCCGAGCTTGCGACAGAAGGCGAGCACGTCGTCTCGCGCCACCGAGGCAGGGATTTCGGGCACCATTACGGCACCGTGATGTTCTCGACCGGGATGCTCGTGATCGAGAATTGGATGGTGATCTGCGCCGGGTTCTCGACGTCGCGCTGCTTGGGCTGGCCGGTGACCTTGATGGGGAAGACGTCGTACTTGAGGCCTGCGGTGTCGCCCTCGGGGAAGATGCAGATGAACCCTGCGGTGTCGCGCGGCAGCAGGGTGCGCACGTCGTTCGACGTGGACGACATGTACAGCGTGATCGAGCTGTCGTCGGCGGTGATGCGGCCCGGGATCTTCGACACGAAGCGCGTACCCAGGTCCGGGGTGTCCTGCTGGTCCGACGATGTCGCGAAGCCCGACACTGCGGCGATCTCCGCCGTCAGGTCCGACCCGGCGTTCAGCTCGGACCGCGTGGGGCTGTTCTTGTTCGCGATCGTGGACACGAAGTAGTACCGG